AGTATTCTTAGAGCGTATTATCCCCGAACATAAGAAGCCAAAGAAAATTGAAGTTAAAGATTCGGAAACAGAAGTAAAAGCTTCTAAAAAATCAAAACCACAACTTCTAACAGAAGATTCGCCCAATCGCGATCTTTAAGGAGTTAAAATGTTTGACGAATTAAAAGCACTCGAGGGTGTTAGTGTTCCGTCTATGTCTGATATATTTTCAGCATGGGTTAAAAAAACATTCACACCGGCATATCAACAAGAAATTAATTCCTATTTAGGGGAATCAATCGATCATTGTGATTTGGAACATAGAATGTCAACACTTATACGAAGAGGTTTACTATGATACATATCAAAAATATGCTAAATTTAATTACCGAAATTAGATACGCAATTATAGAATCAAAATTGAAGCGTGATATTCGAGGTACATAACTTCAAAACCGGGGGCAACCCCGGTTGTCCAAATATAATGATATAAATTGGTTAGCGTGTAAACGAATTCGAGGGCTACGGCGTTATATTAATGTAGGGATATAATTTTCTACATTAACTTTAAAGGTACTCAAATGAAAACAATTATCGCAACTATCGTATCAACATTTGCATTTTCGGCGTTTGCTGCAGAACCAGCTAAGGCTACTGTAACTCCTGCACCTGCTGCTACAGCAAGCGCTCCGGCTCCAACAGTAGCTAAAAAGGAAGAAGTTAAGCCTGCAAAAAGCGAGCCCGCAAAGAAAGACGCAAAGGCACCGGCACCAGCCGCGAAATAATCTAGATGATAATGATGACCTTATTTTTGATGATGAGGTCACATTTGGTCGCAATCGAAAAGCTAACGAATTTGGTAAAATAATACATGAATATTTTGAATTATCAGATAAAGTCAAATTTAGATTGTGGCTAGCTAGACAATTAGCGATGAACGCATATGAAAAGGCCCAGACATAGGTTGACGGCCTTTTTATACTTTGTAAAATTTAGATTACCAAATAAACACAAATTGCTTGATTATATATACTAATGATGTTATAATTAATTAAGTGGAGTTAAAAATGAGCGTTAAAATTTTAAAATTATTGACAGGTGAAGAACTTGTTGCAGATGTAAAAGTTTTGGATGATGTAGTAACATTAGACAAACCATTCTTACTAACAATGGCAAAGGATCCTAACGATCCAAAAGGTGAAATGCAATTAGCATTATTTCCATATGCGCCTTATGTCAAAGATCATATAATTCAAGTTGATGTTAAGCATCTAATTTGGTTTGCAGAATTGCCCGACACGATGATTAAAGATTACAAAAATGCTTTAGTATCGTTAAAAATTACAGATGTTAACCCCAAGGAAAATAGATAATGGCTGCTAAAAAAGTAATTGGTTTTAAGAAACGCACCAATCAAGGTGGCAAGGCAAAAACATCGTCAATGAACAAAGTTCAAAAACGATCATATAAAGCATATCGCGGTCAAGGCCGCTGATATAAATAATATCGCGGGGTAGCTCAGTAGAAGAGCGCGGGACTCATAATCCCGAGGTCGGTGGTGCGACTCCACCCTCCGCAACCATTTAATATATTATGAAAAACTTGTTGATCTCACTGTGTTTGATTTCCCCTATTGCTTATAGCGAGGAAGTTTATAAACCAGTCGACTGTTACCCAATTAAAAAATTATTTGATACTATTCAAGAAAAGTATGATGAAAAATTATACATGGTTTTTGATACTGAAGATACTAATATTAAAATTGCATTAACACTAAATCAAGAAACAAAAAATTGGACGCTTGTAGAATATTCTCGTACTACAGGCTGCATTATTGGTACAGGTAGATCATTTAAAATGAAAAACTCTGGAGTATATTTGTGAGATGGCTTGCATCTTTAATACTCCTTTTTTCATTTAATGCATTCTCATTTAATCTAACCGCGCATAGTTGGTTAGTTGCTGACGGAGAAGGTAAGGTTCTTCAAGGCGAAAATATGACCGAATCTAGGTCAATTGCCAGTATAACGAAGTTGATGGCTGTTATGGTTGTTTTAGATCAACGTTTAGATCTAAATGAAAAAGTAAAGCAGTATACCAGAGGCGACCTAATTAATCTTTCAATGGTTAAATCAGATAACGATGCCGCAATGCTGTTGTGCGAAAGTTATCCCGGGGGAAAAATTCCCTGCGTAAAAGCAATGAATGAAAAGGCGCAATCGTTGGGTATGCTTGATACTAAGTATATTGAACCTACTGGATTGAGTACTATGAATATTAGTACTGCTCTTGATCTAATTAAGCTAGTTCAAGCAGCCAAAGAATATCCTGAAATTGTAGATGCAAGTAAAACTGCTAGAATTTCAATTAAGATAAAAAAGAAATGGTTGTTCTTTAATAATACAAATCCTATTATCGGCAAACGTCATAACTTTATTGTTAGTAAAACAGGGTATATTCGTGCATCCGGTGGTTGTATTGTTATGATGTTAGATACCGATATTGGAAGACGAATTGTTGTCGTGCTCGGTAGTAAGAATACGAAGACACGTATTCCGGAAGCTGAATTTATAGCAACTCAGCAATAAAAAAGGGGCAACGCCCCTTTTCTTTTGATTAAATAAACCAAACCCAGAGCCATAATGCTTGACTCATTAGTACTATTGCCGTACCACCCACGTAGAGACTTGCGGTATATAATTTATTATTAACTGCTAAAATAGAAGCTGATAATAATACAATCGCAATTTGGAATAATGATCCAGCGAATGTATACCATGGACTACGTTGTTTAGCAACTCCGCGTTCATCTTCAAGTTTACGCGCTTTAGCCATTAATTCTTTTTTGCCTTCTCCGGTTGCAGGGTCAGATTCATAACGATCAATCTTGGCCTTTAAACCTTCTGCTCTTTTTGCATCTTTAGCCGTCATTGCATCATCGTATCTCATCTCAGTCAAAGTCTGTTTAATAGACTTAGCTTGATAAAATGCCCACGTATTATTAGCTTCAATTGTATTATTCAATACTTTAGAACTATTGCCGCCTGCCATATAGGTATTAATTGCAAGTAATGCTGCAAATACAACAATAACCCACCCAGCTTTGTCTTTAATTAATGCCTCGCGTTCACTGCGTGATAGAGGTTTCTTTTCTTCTGCCATGTTATTTTCCTTATTTTGCTATTTGATAAAATATTATCGACCCGCAGGGTATTATCACCCCCATTGCAGCTAAAAACAAAAGAAATACTATAAACATTTCACCTTGTTCTTTTTTGCGTTTTCTTTCATACTCATCCTGTTCTTTCTGCGCCCTTGCTCTTTCTTTACTAAGAGTAACGCGCTGACGCATCATATCTTGATATACTTCTCCGTTGCCGCTATAAATTAGTATATCCTTCAATTCTCTCTCATTATCCCTAAAAGTTTTTGCAGCATACGCAATCTCCAAGGCCATTTTGTATATGTCGGCGTTTGTTCTTGTTGCTCGCTCGGTTCTTATTTTGTTTGTTGCCATGTACACTTCTGTACTTGCACTAAAGAATTTACTAAACTCGCCGACTAGCTGGCCTATATCTTTACCCAATGCCCGTGCTTGTTTGATAGTATTCACCGCTTGTTGCGCGGTGGCGATAGCTACAGTTATACTAATTGGATCAAACATTACTTTTCTTTCTTAGGTAGATCTCGATCTTTCCACTCTAAACATATCACAGTTCGATTATACACATCGCCATACCAAGTCCATCTAACACATTCTAATCTTTTTGCGGATGACGGTATACATAATACCAGCAACAAGATTAAAAAATATTTCATTTATTTGCTAAAGGGTTATCTATAGCTTTTTGGATTTTGCTATCAACTTCCTTCTTTAACGTTTCGACTTCCTTGTTTATTTCTCTACGTGCTGCAGTAAATTCGCCATTAATTTCTTTGCGAGTTACTTCCATATCTTTACGAATGGCGTTGGCTTCTGTTCTTGCTCGTTCTAAATCTTCTCTGACTGCTTTACGCATATCGCGCATTTCAGATTCAGTTTCGCGCTGTGCTGTTTTAACACTACGCTCAATTTGTTCTGTAACAGATTCAGTACGACGTATATCTGTTTTTAAATCATTTTTAATGTCGCGAGTGTAATCACTAGTCTTTGTACTAGTTTCTTCAATTACTGCTAAACGCTTGTCATATCCTGTTAAGTCAGGCGCTGAATATTCTGAAATTTTCTTTTTCATGCCAACATAATCTTTGTATACTTCAAATGTTCCGTATAAGCCACCTAATATAGATGATACGATAGTAAAAGCAACCATTAGTTTTGCAGGAGTAAATTCATATCCTCCGATACTAATAACGGTATCTTTACTTGCGTATTTCTTTGCAGCTGCTTCTAATTCTTCAACCTTTGCATCTACGCTTTTAATTTCTTCTGCCATTTTTAAATTCCTTTAAAACAATGAATTTTTATTTTTTTTAATTGTGCTATCAAATAATCTGTTTATAATTTTAATTATAACGTATGTGACTACAACACATGATGAAATTATTATGCCTGTTTCTAAATCTATCATAATTAATTCCTAATTTTTGTATTGTTGGTTAATCATTTCCTGATGAAGTCTATCACTTCCGGTAGTTAAACCTCTCAATAATCTCATATTGTCAACAGTCTTTTGATTCTTATAGACTTCTTCTACCTTATAAAATGCTACATCCTTTAAAGTCATCATAGCATATGCATCATACCCTTTTGGTTGTGTTGCCATTGCTGCAATATCGACTCCGCCTGCTACCTCATTTGGTTGCACATTTCTTTTAACCATCCCATCTTGTGTTGGTTCGATTCCCATTAATGCCATAAACGGTTGTTCGTTCATATATTCATTTAATGTGCCTCTAGTGCCAACTCTGAAACTATCAGTTCTTGGAATTTCTATTTCTGTGTATGCTGTAGTTTCAATTTTCTTACCTGTATCAACAGTAACTATACTAAGTTCGGTTAAAGAATAACTTACTACCGGTTGTATTTGTTGAACTGGTGCTTGATAAATTTGTGCTGATTGTTGCACTTGCTGTGTTTGTTGTTGCTGAATAATTGTTATCTGTTGTTGCGGTTGAACCATTGCTGTTTGTGTGTCAGGCATCTGATAAATTTTAACAACATCAAATCCGGTAACAGCAGAATTAAAAGTTGAATTATCCATTGCAGCATCCGTCTGAGGTGTATATGGTTTTAGGGCATTTACACTAGTTGAACTTGCCTGCGAAGTAGTTTGTAATGAGAAACTTCCTACTGATGATTGAGTTGATATTGCAGACTTTCCGGATGACGATGAATTTGTTGTAGACATACTGCTAGCAATACTTGTTGCCTGCGCAGAACCGGCAACAGATTCTGCTAATTGAACTGCTTGTGATGTAGCAGTCGCGGCCGCTTCATTTGCTTGTTGAACCGTTGCTTTTTCTGTAGCATTTACTTTAGCTTGCACATTAGCAACTACGCTCATTGCTAATGCTGAAGGCCCAGAACTACTGCCACCTGCAGATTTATTAGAACCAGCAATTTGAACATCTCCAGGTTTTGGTTGCGGATTTGTGGCAGACGGTGCGGTACTAGTTATAGGAGCACTAGATGCCAATGCTGGTTGTGTTTGTTGTTGTACCGACCCCGATGTATCAATTGTATTAACACCTGCCATTTGTGTCTGACCTTGAGGCGTAGTGGATACCGCTTGGGTAGATATATTTTCGGGTGCAGATACCGTTGATGTAGTATTTGTTGTTGCTGATGGTATAAATTGCTTAGCAAACGCAGCATTATATCCTAAACACGATGTACTATACAATGGATTGTTAGAACAAGGATCCGGGGTATACATTAAATTTGCTGAAAAATTACCTAATGTAGACCCTGTGCCAGTAGAACTACCTGACATTCTTATACTACCCAATGCAGTTTGATTTAAACTACTTGATAACAAATATTGCCCATTCACTGTTCCGCTTGTTCCGTCACCTGTTAAGGTATAACTTTTTTGATATAATGATTGGTTATTATTGTTGGTCATAGATGCAGTTAATCTAACAGATGCTGGAATATCCATATACCAACTACATGACCCATCTTGATTGGTAGCAGTACATCCCGACCAACTTTGCCCTACATTATAGTTAAAGCTGTATTTAAACCCATGAACAGTTGCACCTATACCGGCATTAGTTAGTGCTGTATTAATAGCAACCGCTTGTGTTATACTAGGGTTCCAACGACTTGTATCAAATAATTCGGTGCCGGTTACAACACTGCTAAATCCGGCACACGTTGTAGCATACGCCGGATTAGTAGCGCATGGGTCAACGCGATATTTTAAATTGAAACTAACATTGTAAATTTCAGGGCCATAATTACCGGCCCAAAAATTATTATCACGGCCCATGAAACCAACTTTTGCTGTACTATATTGTGAAGCAAGTTGCGGATCAACAAATGTTTCACTAAAATTAAACTGGGTCCAATTATATTTTCGATTAGTCTGACTTGAATAATCGTAGTTGGCGATTTGATTACCAGCACTGCCGTATAATTTAACATAGGCCGCTAGATAATCTTGTCTACCATCATCCCATCCATTACCGTTCTTAGCCATGAAGCCAAAGTTAAATCCGCTGAGTTGTACACCTGTGCCGCCAGCGGCCAAAGCTCTGTTAATATTAACAATTTGATTTAAGTCTGCTGTGCCGTATGAGAAGTTAATATTCCCACCCGATCGTATGCTAGGATTTGGCCCACAGTTACCTGGTTGGCCCCCGCCAAAGCATAGTTGATTAACATATACGCCGTTATTCCAAATACTAGTTGTATCCGTGGGTGCATTACCGTAATTTATTAAATTCCCGGTAATAGAATCGGTTGTTTGACTATTAGAATAGCTTAAAGGCAAGAGCGCCAAGCAAAGCACCCATACCAATTTTCTTATAAGTTTCATCTAATTTTTCCTCGTCTACCTTAGGTATCTTGCTCGAATTTGCTTCCCATGCTAATCTAGCTTGTTCGCCAATCATACCTTCATATGGGCAAGGCGTTCCCGCCGCTATCATTGCGTCAAACACGCGACGGTCTTGACACATAGTAGCAACTGCGGCTACCTTCATGCCCATGTCATATAGAGTCTTAGATAATTTTAGACGTTCACAATTCATATCACGAACAGTACCACCGCTGGATACGCCAAACACTTGTGTTTGTACCGATCCGCTCGAACCAGTAGAACATAAATCACTGTTACCGCCGCTCATCATAGCGGCTGCAACTGCTGTAGGTGGCGGCTGAATTACTTTCTGAGTAACTGTGGAATTGTTATTATTGTTGTTTGTTAAAGTACCAGCTTGTACGTTTGTATTTACGTTATTACTAGTAGATTGGTTTACGTTATTGTTATTATTTGTGGCAGTTGAAGTACTTGTTGACCGGTTAACATTATTATTGTTATTCGTCATACTGCCGCTCTGAACATTATTATTTGTGTTTACACTGGTACTGACATTGTTATTATTGTTAGTATTAACGGCGGTGCTAACACTGACGTTGTTATTATTATTAGTATTAGTAGCAGTACTCGCGCTAACGTTATTGTTGTTATACGTCATTGTACCAGAATTGACGTTGTTATTTGTGTTTACGTTATTATTGTTTGATGATGATGTGTTTACATTATTATTGTTATACGTCATTGTACCAGAATTGACGTTGTTATTTGTGTTCACGTTTGTACTAGATGCTGTACTTGCATTATTATTGTTATACGTCATCGTGCCAGAATTGACGTTATTATTCTGGTTGATGTTAGTATTGGATGCGGTACTCGCACTGACGTTGTTATTATTATATGTCATTGTACCAGAATTGACGTTGTTATTATTATTGTTATACGTCATTGTGCCGGAATTGACGTTGTTATTATTAACAGTGCTGGTGCCGCTATTAATATTGTTATTAGTATTTACCGAGGTACTGGTGTTAGCATTTACGTTATTGCTATTACTATTTACGGTGCTTGTACTAGTAGCTGTGCTGGTACTAGTATTATTATTGTTACTATTAACGGTTGAGGTACTTGTAGAAGTACTGTTAGTGTCTACTAACGATTTGGAATCATAAACGGTTTGCGCGAAACCTGCAACAGAGAACATGACAAAAAGTGCCGCGCTGGCTAACTTTTTGTTCAACATTTTTAACCCTTTTTATTGTTTTTCTATAGACTTTCACTACTTTATATAATATAATTGTACATATTATTTATGCCTTTTAGGAATCGCAAATGAAGTTTTATACTAGTGTTAATCAATATGGAAATAGAATTTTGGTTAGGGGGGTCAATGAGGGCAAACGGGTTCAAGAAAAAGTAGAATTTAAACCTAGTCTTTTTATGAAATCATCTAAAGGAACAAAATATAAGTCTCTATTTGGTGAGCAGCTAGATGAAATCAATTTTGCAGATATTAACGATGCAAAGGATTATGTAAAAAGATATAAAGAAGTTGAGAATTTTGAAATCTTTGGTAATACTAATTATGCTTATCAGTATATCACGAAGACATTTCC